GTGCCCGTTCCGTCATTCTTTGTCGTGTGCCTTACATAAACAAGACCACCATGAGTTACATCTAAATCTGTAGATAAATTCCAACGTAGTCTTACTAATTTATCATTTATAGGTTCTGCTGTTAGACCAGTAACATCTCCAGGTATAGCAGTTTTTCCAAAGGCATTAAATGAAAAAGTTGTTGGCTGTGCTGAAGGTTCAAAACTTGAATTTAAACTGGATAATTCAAATTCATAAATACCTTGTAATGAATCTAATATTTCAAAATCAGTACTTCTTGATTTAAGAGTTATAAAATTACCATTATCTAATCTATATCTTAATTCATACTCTATAGCTCTTGGAACAGGATTGAAACTTATATTTAATCTAGTTCTTGCTCTCGCATCATCTACAAAAAATTCTTCTTCAACAACTTGACCTCCTGGTGCATCAACAAGTTCGTTTAATACTGTGATATTACGAACAGGTAGCGGTGAACCATCTTCGATAAAAGCATATTTTCCTGCGTTATAAGCTGTTGCTGTTACTGCATAACTATCTTTATCTTCAGTTATTCCTACAACTCTCCATTGTGTAGTTTGTAAAGTTGTGTTCTGTAAAATCCAAACGCTATTTGAATTTGGAGCAGCACTGAAAGCAGAAGATAGATTTATAACAGCACCAGAAATTGAAGATACACTTTTGGTTTCTACTGATCCATCTGGCATCACAACACTTAAAGTTGGATTATTCGTTGAATCTAAGTCAGTTGCATCAGTATTATCTACTGTCACAGATGTACTGGTTGCAGATTTTATTCTGCCTCCTCTCCTAAGCCCTGCCCTTACTGGATCACTTACTTCAATAACCTGTCCTGGTCTAACAATTACTCCTTCTGCTAATCCAGTGGCAAAGCTAATAGTTTCTGAAGAATTTTGCTCTTCAAAAAGAATAAATCTTCCTAATCTTCTAGCTTGATTTCGTGAAGAACAAGCAAAACCAGTAACTTTTTTATGAATAATTCCGTATTTATTCTTAGCAGCAGTATCCTCAACAGTCTCAAAATTTAATTCTTGATTCTCCATGTCAAAATAGGAGACAGAAACAACAGTAGATCTTGTTTTCAAACTCGTTCCCGCATACACAAAACCTTCGGCAGTTACATTTGATAGATTAAATAAATAGCTGGCATCTGTAGGTCGATCTTGTGTAAGAGTAAGAGATCCTGCACTCCAAAATGTCATGCCTCTCATTACAGAACTTAGAGACATAACTGTTTTGAAAGCATCTCCCCTTTGCCGAAGAACTACATTGCAACTAAATCTAGGTTCTTGTCCTCCATCTCCATCATCAACTAATTCAGAAGAATAAACAGATGCACTATAAAAAGCAAATTTATCTAATTGCGATTCTGTTATATGATCTCCTAACCCAAAACGAGACTCTGTTAATAAGTTAAATAAAATCCACGCTGGATCAGAACACCAATGCTTTGTTGTAGTAAGCGTTCCATTAAATGTGCCACTATAAGTTAGTCTTCCATTTGTCTGGTCTACAGTTGCATTGTGTGGAATTTTAACCTTAACTCCACGAATCCGATACATACGATCTGGAATACTTGGAAATTGTTCGGCATCAAAACGTAAATAGGTATGAGCTATATCTGGATAAGGTCTTTGTTCATCTATTATCTTTGTAAATGATGACCATGAAAAAGTATCTGTTATTCTCTCATTATCAGTATCACCAGAAGCCCTTCCAACTGTTACCTGGATAGGGAAAGACATATTATCTTTGATTGTTATTAAAAAATCCCTACTATATGCGTTTCTTGATTTACCACTGATGGTAAATGTAGATCGACTCATGGGTATAATCCCAAAAAGACCGCCCTGAAAAGAAATTGTCTCACTACTTGTATTCTTATCAAAACGAGTTACAGTTCCATCATTCTCAGTAATTAATATAAATATATCAACAGTAGTTCCTAAATTTTTTCCATCTTTTTCATTTATATTAATCAATGCGTCAAAACGAACTGTGACTCTGATAGCGTCAATATTAGAATCAGTTATTGTTCTTGTTACTGGAGCAGCGTTAGTTACTTTTGCTCCTACAGCTTCTTCGTTCTCAATAGCACTTATAGCTTTTATAAAAGTTTGATTTGATGTTCCAAAACGAGGTTCAAACTTTACTCCTGTAAAATTAAAATCAGAATCTAAAATATTATTAGGATTTGCACTTGGTTTAACAATCGGAGTTGAACTTAAAAATATATCTTTTAAGGCTGCCTTATTATAAGCAGCAGTTCCTTTTGTTAATCCTGCTGCTGACGGGAAACCTTCAATTTCTCCTTCACTTATAGCTTCAACAAGATTTAATGCTTGCTTACTTCGTATAGAACCCAACCTAATTACTGCTGTGCCACCACCTCCTCCACCTCCACCGAACCATTTAAAAGGGTTTAGTTGAATTTCTTTTCGTCCTGCTCCAGGATGTATTTCAGAAATCTTAAACATAATTAACCTGAGAAATCATCTGTATCAATACCGCCTGATACAACGAGCGATCCAGTAAATATTTCACCGTAAACAACTGGTATAGCAACACCAGCCCTTATCGTATTCTGTATTCCATTAAATGTAAAACTTGCTGGATCGTCAGAAGCTCCACCAAGTTCTTCTGTAGGTGTCAGCATTTGTGCTGCACCTGATAAAGCTAGATATATACCAAAATTTCCTGCTGCTGCCAACAAAGATGCTCCAAGACCTGTAGTTCCTGTTGTTAATCCAAAACCAAGTCCTCCAGAAGCACCAAAACCCACTCCAGCAGCACCTCCCGTGACGACAACAGCACCAATAAGAACTGCTCCTAAAAGAAATCTTCCTATACCTTTTCTTGCTCCCATAATTACTGGAACAATTTTTATTTCCTGACTTCCTGTAGGAGTATCTAACTCAGTCTCATTAATCTCATAATCTCCTACTTTTACACAATAATTCTGCTGCATCATGTGAGATTCTAAATTAGGAAAATTAGCAATTAAAAATCTAAACGCATCTGTAGGAGATGATATTTCCGCTTCAAAAGTACGCTCTCCCAAGAATCGAGCTAATCTACCGTAAACTTTTATTTTACTTAGCATAGCGATACCTCTTCTTAGTACAGTCTATATGTTCTTGATCGTATAGTTCTCTACAACTAAGTCTTTTCACACAATGTTGAAGAATAGTTTGATTACCTAAATATAGAGCTACATGATTTAATTTACCTGAATTTGTTGTGTCCATAAGAAGAACATCACCTTCTTTCAAATCTACTGTATCTTCTAATTCAATAAAACCTGTTGATGATGCAGCATATTCAAATAATGGATTTTCACTAAATTCTTTTGGGCTTTTTGGTCTATCCCAGTGTTTTAATTTAATATTTTTCTTTTCTTCATACCAATCATGTATCAAACTCCAACAATCTTGTACACCCCAAACCCACTCTCTACCAATCAATCCCTTTTTATAACCAGAGGGTTTAAAATAATGCCATTCTTTTGTCTCTGGGGTAACAATATAAAAAGGTAAATCTAAATATTCACAACTGGCTAGATCAGCATCACTAGGATAAGGAGGATGATTTGGATGACTATGTATTACTGCTATAACTTCACCTTCATCTTCGGCTTTCATCCAATCATCAGGATCTAAAATAAAATGTTCTCCCTGTTCTTCAGCAATATTTTTACAAGGATAGTATTTTTCTTTACCTTTATAAATAGTCAATAAACCACAAGCCTCATGTGGTGAATCTTTTTGTGCATGTTCTAATGCAATATCTTTCCAATTCATCCTAAAAATGCTCCAATACCAGGGAAAATATCTTTAGTAGCAATTCTTTTTGGTAATTTTACATTTACTAAGTCAAGAGCAGATTGAGCCTCCCATGTTACTAAATTTCTATTTTCAGTAACTTTACGATCCAAAAAATATATTTCCTGTGGGAACTCTGCTGTAGGATCTGGTGTTCCAAATGGATTAACTTGAGCACTAGACGAAGATGTTGATTGTTGTTGGATAGTGTTGGGATCATTCATTGTAATCGTATTGCCCATTGCATTGCCATGAACAGTACAGTAATACCTTAAATCTGATGGTGCGTCTGGATATGGAGGCTGAAAAGTTACAGAGCTACCAGCAGATCCTTGCGTTCCAGCAACAGTAACTCCTGTCGAATAAGATGCACCTGAATTTCGTTTTATTCTAAGTGGGTGTCCGCTATTTGAAGAATCTGATTGGTCAAAAATATAAGTAGAACCTCTTTTCATTGTAATAACAGGATTATTTACACCATTTAGCAGAAATATATTGACACCACCGACATTTTGAACAGTGACGGTATAGGTAACAGTTTCACCATCAGAAGGGTCTGCTACTGTTGAAGTTGAAGTCGTTGTTGTGGTTGTAGGAGCAAAATTAACAGCATCTAAAAAACGTGCTAATGTTCTAATTCTTGTAAACTTTGCTCCATTCAAATCATTTCCTATTGTGGTTGTATTAACATCCTGCATTATCGCAGTCATCGTTCCAAAAATATTGCTTATTGAAATTTTTGGTCTAGGTAGAGTGCCTGTTGAACCAAATTCAAAGCCTGAACATTCAATAGGAAATCTTAAATATGAATTGCCAGCCCATACAACTTCTCCATTCGCATTTAGATTTGCACCATTATGAAATCGATACAAAGTATTAGAGCCATGTAGTGCAGTACTTAACTGAATAGTAAATAATTCGATAATCGAACCAGGATTTATTGATTGTAATGCGGAAACTGGTATTGCCATTATGGTTCAAATACTTGTTCAAATGTAGCTGTAATCCGATTACGATCAAAAGAAAAAACTTCTTTATTAAAACTTCTACAAATCCATTTGAGAGCAGAGGATTCATCAGGTGCTTTCCAATCGAAAGATGCACCATCTTTACCTCTTGCCTCTAAAAATGTTTCAATCTCCTCTGCATCCTCATTATCAACATTAAATGTAAGATTCCAAACTTTTGGATCTTGATTTAAACCGAAGCTTGTTCTTTGTTGATAACCATCCCCAAACTGAGTAATACGTTGTATTGGAGCACTACGCTTGTTAGCAGAGAATTGTGGATTGTAATCAGGAAAAGTAGCCATTATCTTGAAAGTAAACCTCCAGGTCTTTGTTGTTTCAGTATTTCTCCTTGAACAGCAACAGATATAAGCGTTCCAAGTTCTTTAGCTTCCGCTTCATCACCTTGAACATCTGAACCTGATGCGTCCACATTAACAACAACACTAGTATTACCGCCACCTCCAAGTTTATTATTTGGAATTATGTTACCTGATGATCTTGGAACGAATAGTTCTGGGCCTTTCTCTCCTACTATTGAAGGTCTGTTAACAGGGGGTCTGCCACCATTTGCAAAACCTAAAAATCCTAATAAACCACCACCTTTATCTCCTTTTGAACCAAGTATATCTCCAAATAATGCTTGATTGAGAGCTACATCTAAAAACTTATCAGCGACATTATTAAGAAGGTCAGACAAGGTAGATGTTCCTTTGATTAATCCCTTAATACCTTCTTTAATATCCTCACCTATTGTTACACCAACTTCTTTAAAAGCTTCCGCTACTTTATCTGTCTCAGTAAATAGTTTTTTTGTAAGATCGACTCCCTCCGCTCGTAATTTATTATGATTACCGAGCTCTATAGTGGACTGTTGGAGAATATCCCTTAAATTTTTTTGTGTTTCTTCATCTTCTTCATTTTCAACAGCACTCCTAAGATTTTCTTCAGCTTGTCTTGCTTTTAATTCTAATATTTTTTGATCTAAATCAAATTGACGTTCAAGACTAGCTATTGATTTAGCTAGCTCCTTATTCATTCCTCCTTTAATTAATTTTAAAGATCGTTGGTTTATATCATCTTCTTCTCTTTTTTGCTCAACAAGAGTCTTTGATTTTGTAATGAGATTCTGAGTTTCGATATTAATTTTTTTCTTTGTTGCAAACTCCTTTTCATCAGCAACTAATTGATCTTCAATAACCTTTCTATCTCTTGTTATAAATCTTCTTCTACTACCTCTTACATCAGAACCAAAGTCTTTTAATGCTTCTCTTCTAGCAACTAAATCTTTTGCTTGCGTATCTCCCGTGGCTGCAAAGTCTTTAACTATATTAATATTGGCAGCTTCTCTTAATTTTTTCTCTAGGCCTAAGATCTTTATAACAAAATTTCCGATACCAGCAGCAAAAGCCTGTAATTTAGTAATAGCTATAGTAAACTGTGCTCCTAATAATCTAGTATTTTCACCAAATCTTTTTAATTTATCTACACCGTCTTGAGTAATACGACCAGCCATAATTTTCATTGCAGCATTAAAAGCTGCTGTCTTACCTTGCGTTCTCTCTATCTGTTTGATTCGTTCTTCTTGAACAGAGCCTTGCAAGCCTAATGCTGTTGTTACTGCTTCAGTATTTTGAGTAAAAGGTCCTAGTGCTTTACCTAACTCACTTATAGCACTGATAGCACTTTGTATTTGTTGGACAATGGCTGTGGCTGCGATACCTCCTGCGAATCCACCCATCTGGCCGAACATCCCACCAATACCACCACCAAGACCACCAGCTAACGCACCTATTGGACCTTGCCCAAATAACAGAGGAAACGCACCACTTATCAACGCACTCTGAGTATCAAATCCTCTGGTCGGTCTTATACCTCTTCGACCAAAGGGATTATTCATAAATGTTCGTCTACCTTCGACATTACGAGACTGCCTATCAGATAGTCTGGAAAAATCTCCTCTGGGGGATATAGATGTCTGTAATCTTTTCGCTACTTGGCTTGTTTGCCTTTGCTCAGATTTTAAATTTCTAGCATTTTGTGTAGCTTCCTGTTTTTTAATTCGTACTATATCTTTTCCTAAACTGAGTGATTTCTTTCTATTTAGTACAGCTTGTTTAGTATTTTTAGCACTTCGCTCTTCCATTTTTGCAAGAGCTTGCTGCACAGGCGAAACTTTAGTTGTGGGATCTTGGAGTATTGCAGCCGTATTTCCTGCTGAGTCCATTTGAGTCGATCTTCCAAATACAGGAGATTTAGGACCAAATCCTGTTAAAGTTCTCGACTTAACTACCTCTGTTATTTTTTGTTGAGTCTGGAGTTCTTCTAATGCTATTTTTCTTTGTTCAATAGCTACTTTAAGCTGTCCTTGTGAATCAGCTTTAGCTGCTCTGTTTATAGCTGCTCTAGCCTTATCTGTTTGTAGTCCTTTATCAGCCTCTCTCTGTATTGCATCCCCAACCCTTCTGGTTTGGATCATTGAAACCCTTTGAGCTTCTTTACTTTTTGCTATTTCCTTTTCTACTCTTGATGCTTTAGTGCTGCCAACAGATATTTTGTTTATTGCATTTATCCTTCCGCTTATTTTATTTAGAGAAGTTTCTAAGGTTTTTACGCTGGCTAAACCTTTTACATCTACTGCTATTTCGGCTTTATATGCCACGATACAAAAATAAATATTTATTCTAGTTTACATTAAATACTTTGGTTAGCACTATCTTCTGCGTTTAATTTTATTAAATTCTTTTTCCTGTTCTTCGTTTATTACCTGAAAATAAGCACTCCAGCCGATTAGTTCCATCTCAGTCATGCTGCCTATTTCGTGGAGCGTTTTGCCTAATTCTTTTGCTACTCCAAACTTGAGCATCATCCAGTTATCTTTTTTTAACTGGCTCGCTAGGATTTTGGGTCTACAGCTTCATCCTCCTCTGCATTTATTACTGCAAGCATTAAGACTTGAAGATCGCTGTCCTTGACCTCGTTTTTAAGGATGTCTATTTCACCAGCTTTGAATAATCTTTGACCATTTTCGTCTAACGCTTTGTTTATCAACAGTTGTAGGGCAAAAG